TTATCTACATAAATTGTAGCTCCACCGCCTCCAATAGCACCCCACTCTGTAGTATATCCTTCAAATTCATCAGTCTCTGTATTGTATCTAAACATACCAGCAGCAGGCACGCTAGGTCTTTCTGCTGTAGTACCAGCAGGTATTCCTACGCTTTCTGTACCATCTAATTGTATGTTATCTTCTATTTTAGCTGCTGTTACATTGTTATTTAGTATCTTAGTTGTAGTTACTGCATCAGTAGCAATAGTTAAAGCTGTTGATCCTGTTACATCTCCTGTATGTGTTTGGTTATATAAATTAGTAACACCTTCTGCTAAGTCATCAGTTGATGTGATATCATTATTTACAGTAAAAGATGGATATGTTCCGCTTACACTAATATTTGTACCTCCTGTAATAGCTACAGTTTGATCTGGCGAAGTATTTTCTACTGTAAAATTAGGATATGATCCTGTAACAGATATTCCTGTGCTAGCAGTTAAGCTAACAGTTTGATCAGGAGCTGTGTTTGTTATAGTAACCACATCTGCCGCCTGTGTAATACTAAGACCTGTGCTAGGAGTCAATGTAATATTACTGTCTGAGCCTACTGAAGCATCTAAGTTTACATCTACGCTAGATCCATTTGTAGAAGTTCCTATTGTATAAGTGTCTCCTTCTGCTGGAGTTTCAGGCTGCCACCCATTAACAGTATCATAAGTTAGTATTTGACCATCTGAAGGGCTTGTACTAGCCACATCGTTTAGATCACTTAGAACAGCTGTGCCACTCATTAAAGCTCCTGCTGCTGCTACATTTGTTGCGTCTGTTACATCTGCATTTACTTCTATTGTAGCTAGCTTTGTTTCTGCTGTACTTAACCTCGTATCTAAACCAGAGTCCGCACTAATTCTGGCGCTAGTCTCAGCTGATAAATCACTTATAGAAGGGTAGAAGCTAGAGTAATCTGTAGAGCTAGCTGTAATAGCTCCTGTTCTACCAAACACAGAGCTAACTGAATCAGTATTATCTACTTTTTCCCAGTCTGTGCCATTAGAGATAACCCAGTCTCCAATTTCATAATTAATACTCAAATAAGTTCCTGCTGTAGAAACTACATAGTAGTGACCTTTAACTGTGCTAGCTGTTGGTAGCGTTGGCGTATTAGTGCTAGCATCCCAAGTTCCCTGATATTCAACTTGACCTATAATTGAACTAGGTAAATAAGTAGTAGCAATTTTGGTACTAGAATCTAAAGGTACATAACCATTCGCTTGTCCTTTTTCACTTATGTCCTGCTTACTACTTTGTAAGTTGCTTATGTCAGTATCATTGCTTGTTATATTAGATTCAGCTGTTGTTAATCTCGTATCGAGTCCTGCTATGTCAGTATCGTTGCTAGAGATATTAGCAGCGTTTGTAGCAATGTCAGTAGTATTGCCAGCAATGTTAGTAGTGTTAGTTGAAATATTTGCAGCATTTGTAGCAATATCAGTATCATTGGCTGAGATGTTACTTTCCGCTGTAGTGAGTCTAGTGTCAAGCCCAGTAATATCGGTATCATTTGAAGAAATGTTTGTTTCTGCTGTTGTTAGTCTAGTATCTAGGGCTGAGATATCTGTATCATTAGAAGTAATCTGAGTTTGTAGATTAGTATCTGCACTAGACCTTGTGCTAGCCTCTGCATCGATATTAGATTGCAAAGTACTATCAGCACTAGCTCTAGTAGAAGCTTCTGCATCAATGTTATTTTGTAGTGTTGTATCAGCTGCTGCTCTAGCTGTTTCTTCAGCTGTAATGTTTGATGTATTTGTATCTATATCAGTTTCAGCAGTAGTTAATCTAGTATTTAAAGAAGATGCGTCTATAGTAATTGTTTGACCGCTTGCTGTTGTTGCTATACCATTAGCTCCAGCCAAACTTAATGATTGACTATCTAAATCTACAGCACCTGTGCCAGTATCTCCAGTAAAATCTAAGTCCTGAGCTGTTACATTAGTATCTACATAATCTTTTACAGCAGCACTAGTAGGAATAGATGTATCATTATCATTACTAGCAATCCCATCTGCCTCATCTACTATTTTAGATATTGTAATATCCTCAGCAGTATCTTTTAAAGAACCGAACTCTACAGTACCTGTAGCTTTTAAGTCTCCCTCTGTATTAAGGCTAATTCCTGAGCCATTTCCATTCCCATCAGTTATTTCCTGTAGAGAAGCTGCAAGCTCTTCATTATCATTAACCTTAATTAGCGACTTATAGGTGTCCTTTATTGTTTTTCCTGTTAGTGTTGCCATTGTTTATTTTTTTCTTTAAATACTGTTTTAATTTTGTAACATTGTTCTGCTTTGGCTTATACTTCATAAAACCCATCCATTAAAGTTAGCATCGTAACTAGGGCTTACATCGTCATTCGTGTTAGATGTATATTCAGGAAACTTAGCCTGATTAAAGCTCATATAATCAATGAATCTTCTAGTATAGTATTCAGCTATATCCATTTCTTTTTTAGCTAGAAAATCTATTTCTTCTTTGCTAACAGATTCTGCTGTCTCACTTGTATGCTTAAATACTCCTCCATTCTTAATTGTAATAGAAGCAAAAGGCAAATAATCTACCATAGCAAAGTGTATAAGCATTGGCTGTACATATTTATTTACTAATTCTAAATAATCTCCTGTTAAGTTATTTGCTAGAATATCATTGCTGATTTTATCATACAAATCAGTTCCTAGATAGTTTTTAATATGTATTTCTTGAGCTATCTTAATGAATTGTATAAACTTATCAGTATCTACATTTCCATCTAAGATGCTGTTTCTTACTAAGTCTGTTCTAGTTATAAATAGTGCTGTAGCCATTATCCTCTAGGTTTTAAAAATCCTCTATTTTTCATATCCTTTGGTCTCTTAGCTACTTTAGGATCGTTTACTTCAGGAGTGAAGCCTTCCTTTTTTGCCTTATTGACGCTTATCTCAGCATTAGGATTAGTGGCATCAGGATTAACATCTTTTGCCATATAGGTTTTACGCATCCAAAAATGGTGACAGTCTCCTCCTCCTTTGTATAGCCAAATATCATAAGTAGCAGCTCCATTAGCACCCCAGCCTGCATTAACTGCTTTTTGACTCATAGCTTGAATATCCTCTTTTCTATAAATCTTTTTAGCAGCTACCATCTTTTGACAAAACTCTCTTGAGTTATCTGAAGTCCTTAGTGGTGCATATTGGTATCTTACTTTAAATTTTAGATTATTCTCTTCTCCATCCTGCTCACTCTTTGCATTTGGTCTAGCAATTCCTGTAGAAGCTAGTCCTATCATTTTGTCTAAAACTTCTTCTTGATCGTAATCCACCTCTCTTTCGTCTACTAAAACCCAGTTTTCTAAGTCCTCTTCTTCTCCAAATTCATCTAATAAGTCTGCAAGCTCCTCAGTAGCCTCAGGCTGTTGTTTACTCATCTTTACTCCAGTCTCCTCTTCTTGTGTTTCAGAATCCTGTACATTTTCTAAGTCTGTAAATTCTAAAGGCTGTAAAGTTTTGAAGTATAAATTAAGAGCAATACCATTATAAGCTAAGATTTGATCAAAAGCATCTATAAGCAAAGTTTGAAAAGGTCTTATAACAGTATTATCCATTAATATAGAAGCTGTTTTAAGCTCGTCTGCATTGTTTCCTAGCCCTGTGTTATCCTTTATGCCTAAAAGCATAGGAGAAACGATTCTATGGCTTACTAGGATCTTTCTAGCACTCTCGTCTGAGAGGAATTGGTACTGATTGTGAGCATCTGAGAGTTGAACTGGCTCAATGTTAGCCTGAGAGTCTGTATTGTCATTAAAGCTTAGAATAAACTTACCAGCATTAGAACTCCCTGAAAACTTCTCATAGATTCTCTGCTCTATTAATCTTCTTTGCTCCTCATTAGGAACTCCATTGTTAAAGTTAATTAGCATACTAGGCGCTAGCCCATTCATAATGTTATTTAAGTGATAGTTGCTAATTTCCTCTTCTAGCTCACTATATTGCAAACCTCCTTGATAGTCAACAGGAGAGTAGTAATAGAATCCTGCTCTGTAAGGTTTAACTACATATATCTCTATTGACTCTTTGCTATAACCAAAGCAAGGTATTCTCTTAGGATCTTCACTAGGTTTAATATTAGACCAGTCTTTATGATAGTAGTATGCTTCTATATCTCCCTCTTCATTGCATTTTTCAGCTCTTAGAGTTTCAATAGGGAAATGTTCTACCTGTGCTATTTTAGTTCTATCTTTAGAGTAGATAATTTGCATTGCACAGCTACCCATAAGCTTTAGATCAAAAGCTAACTTTCTAACACAATCTTTTTTTAATAAAGAAATAGCTTGTGCATATTGATCAGGCTTTCTACTAGAATCTGTAGCATCTAACCCTTTACCATATATCATTTCTGATAAGCCATTGATAGCAGCGTTATTTGTAGGAGATCCATTATATCTATCAATTAAAAACTGATAGTAATTGTTATCATCTCCATAAGAAATCCACTCTTTATTTTTAACCTCCTTAATCTTAGGCGAAGTGTAAGTGCTTAGATTAACTAAGTGTACCTCAGAAGGTGTTTTAGGCTTTGGAGCAGGTCTATAATTCTTTATTTTTTTCATATTATTATGTACTCATTATCGTATGTATTCTCTGTAACATATACATCCTTGTTTACGCTGTAGTACTCATCCTCTGTTTGATCTAAGGTTTGATCAGTACAAAATATTTTATCTTTATACAGAGACAGGGAAGCGCCCTGAGAAGCATTCCATAAATCTGAGTTCAATTCCCAAACTATTGCATTTTGTTCAAATAAATTAGGATCTACAACAAAGTCTATATCATAGAACCTGCCTTCTATAAGTTCAAAAGTTCCTGTATAGATAAGCTCATCTTTTTCCTGAGTAAAAGTTACAACTTGATCAGTAGTAACATTTGTACTAGTATCTCTTAAATAAAGCGTAGCACTTTGAACATAATCTCTAGGAGTAAATCTAATAGATTGCTCTGCTGTGCTAGTAGAAAGTATCTTCATACATATATAACGCTAAAAAGCAATTATTTTGCATAGATGTAAAAAAAAAGGGTAGCAATAGCCACCCTCTCTTTCTCCTATCAAACAAAAATTATGCGTCAGGATCAATTTGAGTGCCTGAAGCATCGTCTGTAATTACTGTAGAAGTAACAAAGTATGCTGGAGATGTCTCCATAGCTTCAAATGTCAAAGTGAACCCTGAAAGGTCTCCCATCGCTGCTCCTGAAACTACAGTACCGCCTGTAACTTCAGCTCCGTGTTCTAGTCCTACTAGGAAAAAGTTTCCATTGTAATCCTCGATAGCGATATGTGGTCTAGCTGCTGCTAGCAATTTGATTTCCTCTTGAGTAGACTTATCTAAGTAAGTCAAAGTCATATTAAGAGTCTGTGTATAAAAAGTAGTACCATTCTCTCTTGAAGAGTTGATTGTAGTCTCTAAGCTAGAATTACCTTTAATATCATACTGATACCAAGTAGGCGTTCCTGCTAAGGCTGTAATCTCTCCTGAAGCAATGGTAGCTGTACCTAAAGTTCCGTAATCTGCAAAGTAAACTGTTTTCAGTCCACCTACAGCCGACTTACAAGGTAGCGATCTTCCTGATGTTAAAGCACAAGCCATATTATTTTTTTAGTATTAAAAAAGGGTAGGCAGGAATCTTCCTAACCCACCCTTTATATTAGACAATTATTTTTATTAAGCTAGAGTTAGTAAAGCTAGGTCTGAACCGATTCCATACTGTACTCCACCTGTAAATCTCATCACAACTCTAACATTTTGAGATCCATCAAGGTCTGCCATATCTAAGATTTTTACTTCTTGATGATCAGAGAGTAATCCTGTACCAAAGTAAAGGTTAGATTTTTGACCTGCTACAATGTGATCTGAAGGCATACCTGGAGCTAAAACTAATTTAATTCCATCAAAAGAAAGAGCGTTGCCCATATTGTACCATTGTGCGCCTCTGCTATCTGTACCAGCACCACCAACTCCATTAGCAGCGAATCCTCCTAAGTGGCGGATATAAGCTTGCCAAGCAGCAGTAGGTACATAGATGTTTAAATCTTCTTTTCCATATACAGCGCTAGGTAAAGCGTCTACTACGTTTTCTAGCAAAGTAACAATGTTAGAGCTAGTAAAAGAAGTTTCTGAGCCATTAGCTGCATCGTTTACATCAGCATCAGCTGCCATAAGAGTAGTGAATCCATCAAACTCTCCAGCGTTAGCAGTAACACCAGACCAGATGTTTTGCTCGTTTTTCTCTGCTACTAATCCTGCAACGTGACCGATTAAGAAGTCGCTAAATTTAGGAGGTAGATTGTCAAATGCAGAATAACCCATTTGTACTGCTTCCCAGTCAGAAACAAAGTCTTGCTTACAAAGCTCTAGGTTAACTTGAAACTCTTCTGGCTGAAGGATTCTCTCAGTAAGAGTGATTGTAGCTGTATCAGTAAAATCACAAGAAGCATCTTTGATTACGTTTGAGTCAGTTGCTACTTTTTTGATAACCTCTTTGTATTTTACATTAGGTTTGATTTCGATATTCCCCTGCTCTAGAGTTGGAGAAGATAATAACGCTGCTGAAATGTACTTCCCTGCAAATTCGCCAGCGTATGTTGTTGTAATACTAGTTGTAGTTGCCATTTTATATGTTTATTATTTTAGGTTTGCAATTTTTTGTAATACTCTATCTCGAGTGCTTGTAGCTCTTTTTTGGCTAAACAAGACTTTGTTAGTTTCTGTTTCTTTTTCAGGATTGTGCTTTAAAGGAGCAGCAGCTGGCTTAGAAAGCTCTTCTTTAAGTTGCTCTTCCTCTTCAGCTTTTACTTCTGCTTCTACAGCAGCCATTTCCTCTTTTTCTTTGATCATAGCTTTGATTTCTTCAATCATTGATTTAACCTCAGCTAACTCTTCTTTAGTTGCATAACTCATCTCCTCTTCAGCAGCTTCAACTTCTTCTTCTGCTTCTGCTTCTTTGATTTCTCCGATTATGCCCTCTTCTGCCACCACTAGAATTTTACCATCTTCCATAGTATAATCCCCTACTGGTACAGCTACTTTATCATCTTCTGTTACAATGAAGATTTCATTTCCTGCTTCAAAAGCCTCAGCTTCCAATACAGTTCCGTTTTCTAGTTTTGCTTGAGCCAATTCCACTTTTGTGGCTTCCTCTGCTTCCAAGTTAGCTTCTACAGTCTCTACAGTAGCTTCCTGCTCTTTCGCATCTTCCGATAACTCAATGCCTAGAATGTTTTTGATTTCCTTTAGCATTTCTGTTGGGTTTTTCATATATATATAACGTTTATTGATTTGTATTTTGCATTTTCAATCAGTTCCATAGATTTTACCTATACCTTGCGCCCATAGAGATCCATCACAGCACTTTCTTGAATAGGTGTTAGTGTCTTTACATAGGCATCCTCTTGTACTGTTCTTAGGACTTGTTCTACTAGGAGTTTTCCACCATTTACGCATAGCTTTGAGTTTTTTGAATGAAGTAAATAATATCCCATACAGTAGCAGAGCCACCAGTAGCTGTTATTTGCCAATAAGAGCCATTAGTAACAAAGTCTGCATCTGCATAATATTGAAAGACCTGATGGTAGTCGTGTTCTACATCGTTGCCTTTTGGGAATGTAGCCTCTCCTCTTATTCTATCATAAGGAGTTCCATTGCCACCTTCAAACTGTAAATCTATATGAGTTTGATTAGCATTAGGAGCAGAGTACTTAAAAACAACAGTCATTACATAAGTATCATTCTCGTTATCTGCTAGGATTCTAGTTCCGTTATAATAATCAACTCCTGTGTAGCTTCTGTAAACACTTGCTGCATTATTAGGTAGGCTTACTGTAATACCATCTACTAAAGTCAGCTTGTTTGAAGATGTATAAATAGAGTCATCGTATCTAGCCCATCCTAATCCTGATCCTGCTCCTGATTGAGGATATATCTTTCTCCATTCCCCATTCCAAACAGTCCACACTCCAGTAGAAGTAGTTACATAAGCACCCTCCTCTATTTTGTATTGCAGTCTTACATCCTCAGAGTCTACGTCTGCCTGTACTTTATATGAAGTGTTTTTTATCATAAGATATTTGAATCTTAGCTATTAGCTTGCTGTGTTTTTAGAGTTTATTTAATTTATAGTGTTTTTAACTTATAAATTTTTTAGCATCTTGTTTGATTCTTTTGTTATCATCTTCTAAATCTGCTATAATATCTATTGAAGCATCTAATAATTTCCATTCTCGAATATTCTTGTAATCAGCACCTAATTCTCCTGCGGCTTTTTGAATTTGCTTCATAGCATTTCTTATTTCAGATTTATAACCTTTAGCATTATCTAAACCCTTTATTGATTGTTTTATGTCTGCTCCAAGTTTGTTTATTTGCTGTAGCTTTGACATAATTTCATTTTGTAATTGATCAACAAAATCAATTTCATCTCCTGCCTCTCTTACAACTTTTTTTGCATCATCAATTACTGATAAATCAACTCTTTGAGTTTGTTCTTTAGATAGCTTTGTAAAGATTTTTTGTAGTTCTGGTTTCATAGTAATATAGTAATTTAATTTTTTAGTAAATCTGTAAGTTTATTTATAACGTCTTGTGCTTCTAATTCTTCTTTGCTCATTCCTACATTGTCTTGAGGTCTTTCCATTTTATCTGCAAAGTAACCCTCAATAGAGAAGCCTTTTACTTTTCCTGTCTTGACAAACTTTTCCCAAACTTCATCATTGTTAACTTTAACAGTACCCATCCAAGTGCCAATAGGAACATTCATCTCATACTTTCTACTTTTATCGTGTACTTCATCTTCTACTATCCAAGACTCTACTAAGCTAAGTCCTGATAGTTCGTATTGATGCTCTAGTGTTGAGTTATTTTGGTTACCTTTCATTAAATACATTTGAGAGGCTTTTAAGACAGTATCTTTAGAAAAGTATATATAGTATTCATCTTCTCCTGAACGTCTGTATATGGGCTTGTTAGGTATCAATAAAGCGCCCATAAGAATCTTTTTCTCACTTGATACTTCAGCTAGTTTTATCTCTTCTGCTTTAAGAGCAACAAAGTCCTCTTCTATTGCTGGATTTTCTACTACGCTTATAGCTTCGATTCCTGCTGCTTCTTGTTCTTCGTCTAAGATTAGTTCTACGATTCTCATAATTATATAACGCTTATCTTAAATTAATTTGCATTTTAAATACTAGCACCTTCTACTATGTTTCTTTCTAGCCCTTGCGCTGTTGTAACATCGTTACTAACTACATAAGCTCTTTGTGGCTTAGCTTGTTGCCCTGCTATAGCATCTGCTAACTGATTTGTACTTCCCACTCCCACTACATTAAAATCAGGTGCTTGTGCTTCTACTGTTGGTGGCGTAATATTAGCTCCGCCTCCTGAATAAGACGCATAAGAAGGAGCTGCTGGATCTTCTGTTTGTGTAATTGCTCTTACATTTGCTAATCCTGATGCTATTACGCCTGCTGCTGCAATAGTTCCAAATATTCCTCCTTGTGCTAAGGCTTTAGATGCTCCAGCATATGTATCTCTAATTGCATTTGCTATTGCTATTCCTTTGGCAAACTTAGAATTTTCCCCTACTAAAGCTACAGCACCTGCTACTCCTTGTTGGATTGCTTCATTTTTAGCCTCTTGAGTCCATTCAAACACCTCAGCTTCTTCTACAGCATCTTCTTTAGTCATATCGCTAAGCTCTTTTTGCAAAGACATTCTATTCATTAGCTGCTCAGAGCGAAAGCCCTCTATTTGAGCTTCTATTGCAGCTCTTTCATTTAGCGCTTCTTGATACTCTATTTGAGCATCTATATTATCTCGATTCTTAGATAGTTCTAATTCTGCTGCTAAAATTCTAGCCTGTGCATTTTCAAGCATCTTCTTTTCTTGCTCGTCTAAAACTCTTCCTAGTTCTTCATTTGCTGCTATTCTTTCTTGTATAGTATTAGCTTCATCGTCTCTTATTTGTCTTAATTGTTCCGCTTGCCTATCGTACTTTTCTATTAATCCTTGATTTATTACTTCATTTAGCCTAGCCTGTTTGTTTAACTCGACCATAGACGTAGCAGTATCAATAGTGCTTTTAGCGTATTCTTTTATTCCTTGTACAGCGCCTTTAACAGATTCTTTTATTTTCTCATAACCACCATCTTCTCCTGTAACTACATCAAATAATTCCTTAGAAGCATCTTTAGCTGTTTGAAAAGCTCCAGCAAAATCTCCTGCAAAAAACTTTATAGCAGCACTACCAAACATTCCTAAAGCCTCTAATCCTTGTTTTAATCTAGCCACAATGCCATCATATATAGCAGAGCTAAAATCTTTTATAGATTGTATAGGATCTTCAAATATTGCTTTAAAATAGCCACTAACTGCTCCAATGTTTCTTTGTAAGAAATTAAAAAAGTCATTAAAGGTTAAACTAAGAACCTCAAAAGTAGTATTAAAAAAGTCAGCTACTTTTTGGTTTTGATTAAATACTTCTGTGAGCTTAGCAAATGCTGCAATAGCTAATCCAATACCTGCTGCTTTTATAGCATTACCAATGCCTTTGATTCCTTTAGCCGCTGAACTTGAAGATTTCTCAATATTCTTAATGCTTTTAGAAGTAGCGTTATTTTGATCCTGTACTTGCTTTTCTAGTTTAGCATATTCCTTCTGAAATTCGTCTAAATTTTTAGTAGCTTCTTTGTAATCTAATTTAAGCTTAGTTACATATTCCGCTGAGTAGGTTTTTGCCATTTTATTTCTTTTTTAATTTGTTTAAATGCTCCTTTAAAAGTATCAGGTAAAGCATATTTACCTTGTGCTATTCTTATATGCTCTGTTTCTCCTTTTGCTGTGCCTAGCACTTCTAATATATTCTCTAACATTTTTTAGCAGTATGATATTTAAAATAATCCTTTCCTAGATTTACAAATAACTCTTTGTCTCCATCAAATATTCTATAGTGGTTATGCAAAGTATATTGGCTTACTTTATTTCCATCTATATATATAACGCTATTTTCTCCTGTTTTATAAAACTTATTATTTGTTTTTACATTTGAGACTCTGTAACTAAGATCGTGATTAAACTTTTCTAAAGGAGGATTGTCTAATACTGTTATATTCTTGTCTTGATACAAGTCGTAAAAAAACCACTCTAAGTACTTTAAATTCTCAGCATAGTCCTCTATACTATTTATTTTATTTAAGTTGCTTACAAGCCTTTTATTAGCTAAAAAAATAGAAGTGTAGTAAGACTTGTTGTCTGCATATTTAAAAAAGACTCCATCTGTATCATATTCAAAAAGATTATCAATGTTACCTTTTATATGCCAATCATAATTTAGCACTAGACACTTGTTCGTCTTAACTGCTTCAAATCCTTTTTTAATCAACTCTATTATAGCATATGCTACAAAAGTTGTAACAGGATTCCAAACTTTATACCCATTTACTGCTATCTCTGTTATGTGATTAAGATTGTACTGTCTATATTGCTCAGGTCTTAGAATAGGATTATCATAATTATATACATAAGCATCAGCTATATCGTAGGCTTCCTTGTTTATAAAATGATCTGTTACTATAACCCTAAAACCTTGCTTCTTTAAAGCTGCAACACAATCAACAAGCATTTTGCTAGTCTTTGCATCTTCACTATGAGCTAAAACTAAACACTCTTTAACCATTTCTTAGCTTGATTGTAAAATATATTGTTGGGGAACTTCTCAGGCTCTAAGTTGTTTATGTTTCTTTTATCCATAAAACTATCACAGCAATAGTGTGCTATGTGATGCTCGCTTCTTAGTTTGTTGATGTTAGGGTAGTAGCAGTTTTTACCATCGATCATTTTTATCTTATTATTGTGACAAGCTACATTAAGACCATACATAGCCTGCCACCAGCTATGATTATTTCCCTTTTGCTCAAAGCAAATTCTAATACTTACCTCTATGATTTCGTCTATTATAGCTTTCATTGTACCTACTCTGGCTATAACATTAAACCCACCATTCATATACTTAAAGATATTGTGTTTTAGATATTTTCTAATAACGTGAAAGTTTTGGCTTTCTCTTGTAGAAGTTTTTAAATGCCAGTCCTCATAAAAAGCATCTGCTATAACCTCATCAAAGTTTGGCTCTACTGCTTCATATCTTTTTAAGTGTACTAAGTCTGAGTCTATTATTTCTACGACTTCATTATCAGGCAAGTCCTCTATAATTTGTTTAGCTGCTGTAAAAACATTTGTAGGAATTAGCCAGTTTTTATCTAAGCTGTATAAATCTAAAATAGAATCTACCATCTTATAAGGCAGCTTTAAGTTCCAGTCTACATCTTCCTTAATAGGCTCTTCTATGTAGTTTCTTTTGACTATAGGAATGATAGCTTTATTTATAGCTTCTTTGCCATAGACTTCATAGTGTTGGAACTCAAAAAAATCTATCTGCTTTCTAAACCATTCATTTGCTACAGCTACAGGAATAGTGATCATTCTTTAAATTTATAATGTACATAGAAGTTATTAAAAAAGTTACCTCCAAAAGGCTCTGTTCTTCCGTGTTCACATATTGCGCTTTCGTACATTATCATATCTCCTGCTTCTGCATAGACCTTATGCCACTCTCCATCGTGAGTCTGAAAATCTAAAGCCCAGTCATCTGCATATCTTTTGTTTTTGCATCCACATCTTAAATCCTTTTCTACAATTATAATAGAAGCAATGTGATGAGTAGTGACAACATCTGTATGTAGTTTTAAAGTAGCACCCTTTTTATAAGATCTTATACCATAAATAAAACTAGGATCTAATTCTCTTCCACACCAATCCTCGTGCAACTTATGTAGATCATTGTGTATTCTTTTCCTAACATTAGGCAGTTGACCAAAATCTAAAAGATTTGTCTCTCCTCCTTTTATGTAATAGTCTTTACCCTGAAATTTCTCCTCTTGTTCTGTTGGCTTTAATAATCTATAAGCATCCATTATCAATTCCCAAGTGTCTTGAGGACATTTGACTATCTGAAAACCTTTCTCTGTTAATCTAGGTATTTGGTCTTTATTTGTGTATTCCATATTACGGACAGCTAGGATTAGATATTAAAGATAATGTAGATCCACTCCAATACCAAGTATTTGATCCATCACTATACCATCTTGCACTAGTTAATAATGTACCGCAGGTAGAGTCAAATCCATATACCTCTGTTGCGTTTGCGAAAGTAGATCCATTATGGTAAACAGTTCTAGTGACTGTCTGAGTACAATAAGCATCCTCTGCTGATACAGTAGAAACATATAAAGAAGCGCTATTACAAAGTGCCGTAGGAACTGGCGTAGGCGTAGGAGTAGGCACACTACCTTCACACTCCGAACAGCTAGAATATTGTGCAAATGTATCTATATCTCCATCAACTCCTGTACCTCCTCCATCGTAATACTCAAAACATATATTATTATCTTTTAAGATAACGCTTGTAGATATTGGACTTGTATCACTTACCTGTATAATCGCTCCACTAGGCGCATCACACTCTATAAATCTAGCATAGTAAGTTGTAGGCGCTGTTGGAACTGGAGTAGGAGTAGGGGTAGGGGTAGGCGTTGGAGAACAAGACTGACACCCTAATAAAGAAGCCTGATTCCAATATCTATAATTTGATCCATCTGAATAGTATCCTATAGGAGCAGCTGTTGTACAATTAGAGTCTGTATAAATACTATTAATAGAACAGAAACTAGATCCATCTGCATAGTATATAGTGCTACCTTCCAGACAAGCATTATTACCTCCTACGTTACTATATTTTAACAATATAGCTGTACAAGTTGGAGCTGTAGGCACAGGCGTTGGTGTTGGTGTAGGGGTAGGAGTTGGCGCTGTGGGTACAGGTGTTGGCGTAGGCGTGGGCGTAGGAGTTGGTGTGGGTGTTGGTGTAGGAGGTGCTGTAGGCACAGGAGTGGGAGTAGGAGTAGGAGTTGGTACTGGAGTAGGTGTCGGTGTTGGAGTCGGTGTAGGCGTAGGTACTACTGTAGCAACTGAAATTAAATTTAATAACTCTAAATTACTCTCTCCTGTTTCTAGGTTACTCTCAATGCTGTTAATTTTGTAAACTCTATCTAGTATTTGTACTTTGTCTGCTAGAGTGTAATTAAGTAAGAAGTTGATAGGCAAATAAGCTTTGACTTTTGTTAGTCTTAGCTTAGTATTAAAGATCTCTTCTATATATGTTTTGTAATAGTTCTCAAATAGAGTTCCCTCAAAAGAAGTGTCTAGTGTATATTCATTAACCTCTAAGTTAAAGTTTATATTTGAGTCATCTGTTGCTGAGTCAACTATAGTGCTGTTTGAAGGTATGAAATAAGTGCTAATATCTGTATAGCTGCTTATTGTATCATTTAAGAATCTAATACTATCTCCTGTTATAGATACAGGATAGAATAACAAAGGTTTGCCAAAGTAAGGATCATTGTTGTCATCTACAAACCATCCTACCTGTACTGTTTTTAATGTACTTCCAGATCCATCTATAAGTCTTTCATATTTAAGATGCTCAAATGGTGCTTTTACGCTATAAATCTCTCCTCCTGCATCGTAATTGTCATCTCCCTTGTATTCTACAGTACCCCATTCTACATTGTTTACCTGCTGGTGTTGTATTGCTAGTTTAGTTCCTAAGCCTTCATATCCAAAATCTACTTCTTTAAAAGGCAGCGCTATATCTACATTACTATCACCTACAGCTACATAGTCGCTGATATCTCTTATGGTTGTAGAATCTGCATAGTAATTATCTAAGGTTTTTACAACAACTATCTCATCTTCATAGTAAGCAGTAAGATTAAACATCTTAAATAACCCTGTGAGAAAGTCAAGAACTTTCATCTTAGGTATTTGCTCTGTGATAATAAAGTTCTGTGTAGTAGTACTGCTAAAAGCTCCTGTGCTATATGTTTTGCTTTCCCCTGTGAAAGTATTGCTAACAAACATATCTACTGAAGAGAAGTTTATAGCAGAAGTAGTATATAAGAATACCTGATACCCTGTAGAAGAGTTAGTGAGATACCCTGTTATAAGTCCTGTACCTCCTCCTATTACGTTTTCTTGTTTATATATTACTCCATCTTTTTTAATAATTATAGAGTAGTCATCTGTAGTAGTAGTGTTGACTGTTAAAGAATAAGCAAGCTGAGAAGAGGATGTCATTCCAAAAACTTGAAAAGCAGATCCATTACAAAAAACTCCTGTGACAGTTAAAGGATATGTATCAGCAGGAAAGCCATCTACTAAAGTTGTAACAGGATCTCCCTCATCAAAAGCACTACCCTTTTTTCTATGAAGCCACATATACAGCTTGTAATATGGATCATTTGTAGAATTAAAGAAATCTGTAGAGAATGTTATGCCATAAGTCTGCTCTATTGCCTTTATAATGATATGTACAGGAATAGCATATTTAAGCTCTCCATAAAACACACCCTGCATAGTAGTGCTATTAGGGTGCAAGTTTCCACTCCCAGCTGATGGTATAGAACTATCATAATAGAGTCGAGTAGTGTGAGATATTAATGGAGCTACTAAAGCATCTGTATAAGTAACGCTATCTACAGTTTTATCTATACCTCCTGTTAAAGCTGATCTAACTTCAGTTGCATTGTAGTCATTGTTAAAATTATCTAGCCAGTCTAATGAGCTTAGGGTGTCCTCTCCTAATAAGTCTTTTAAATCTACTGTGTTTCCATAGAAGGTAACTTTGTAAGTATGAGGCTTTCCATCTTTTAACATTACCCCATCTAATCTAATCTTACCTTTCCTGAATGCTTTGTTATTTAGTTCTAATTTAGCTGTCTTTTTCTTTCTAGCATCGTAACCATTATCTATATCGTAGTTGTAATAATGCTTAAATATTTTATTATTAAGCTTAGAAGCAGGAAGGCTAAAAGTCTTAGTAAAGTCCGTAAATACTTTTGCAATGTCTTTAACATTTTGAATAGTTTGCGTAATAGTTACTGATTCATCTTTAAATAAGTCTACTCTCTCTCCTTCTATGTACAACTGTAGTACCTGCATCTATCTTAGATCATTTATAACGTTAAAAGCATATTCTAAATTGATAGTATAATTTACTAGCCTATCGTTAACGCTGGTCTTATAAGTTAACTGTGTTGTAACTATATCAACAGGAATTACATCACTCCCAATAGTTGCCCACACTTGCTCTGATAAAAGCATCTGTTCAAATGCTGGATTTAAAGCCTCTGAGACAAATCCTGTATTTAAAGTTAGGCTAGTAGTACCCTGAGTATTCAAAACTCTCTTAGAGTGCTTATTTATATCATACGTTCCTGTGCTAGTAACTAGTGATCTCTTGTAACTTTCTTTTGTTACGTTTACGCTTTCTACAGACTTCTTAAAAAAGTATATATCCTGCAAAGCACCAAACTTATTTACAAAAGTCATTTTAACAGGACTAAACTTAGGCTCACATACTCTTACTATTGTTATAGTTTCTCCTCCTGTTGAAGCAGATGTTGCTGTACTGCTAAATGTATCATAGTTTATAGTTCCAGCGCTTTCTTCTGGAATCCTACCTGCTGTATTTTCAGGCATATAAACAATAGTGTTACTTTGTAATAAATCTCCTGAAGTGATAGTAGGATTAGCTCCTTCTAAATACTCCCCATAACCATCAAAGCCAGTATGAGAAAAACTTACTGTACTACCCACTTGTACATCACTAGAATTATAGAATTTTATATCTCCTGTGATTACTACAACTTGAGAAGTGTAAGTGCCGCTAAATGTTATATCAATATAATCTCTCGCTAGCTCACTTATTTCAAACAATGCTCCATAACTAGAGTCTACATCCTTTGATAGTGTGTATTGTAGAGTTCCATCTATTGACAACTCTAAAGTAGCACTAACCGCATCACTAGTAGAGGTGTTGTATTCGAAGTAAGGGGATTTTAGTAATATGTTTGCCATTATGTTGTAAAATCTAATAAGTCGTCTAAATCTAAATTGAACCTATCTATAAGGTCTGCTGGTAATCTTTCAAAGGCTTTCTCAAAAGGCTTAGTAAAAAACAAAGAAGGCTTTATGCCTTTTTCCTTAATAGACCTTGCTAGAATAAATCCTATGCTTTTATAGTTTCCTTTCTTGTATCTTCCTTTTTCATCTCTTAGCCTAATATTCCTTGCCTTTGCCCAATTAGCTAAAGCCTCTGTAGGTGGCTGCTTATTTGAGTAGCTAAATATTGTATTATATTTTTTTTTAGTACCTGAAACACCCTGATCTACATAAGCGCCATAAGGAAGCATATAAAACTCCAAAGAAAAACTATTAGCGCCAACATTCAAATCATATCCTAAAGAGCCATACAAATCACTAGATACATTTTTTCCTTGTTTAGATAAATTAGTTCTAGCCTGCTGGATAACATACTTAGCAAATCTATTTAACTCCTCTTTGGTATTCTTTAACTTCATTAGCAGACCTCTTGATCATTTTTAATGATTATGTCAAAGGTAGCAGCCCATCCTGCTAGTAAGTTTTCAAACCTATCAGTAAAAGGCTCAAAGGATACATCTCCTATTATTTGATATCCATCTCTATAAAGGTTACCTATTCTAATCTTTTGCAGTAAGTTATTTAGTACTCTAAATTGAGCATTAAGAATATCCTGCTCATTCGTGTTGCCTCTAAACCTGTTAGTAGTAGGTTTTTTTTCTACGTTAACAATGTCCATTCCTAAAAGACTTACATTAAAAGTAAGAGTTTGCTCTCCTGATGTCACAGAATTTACTATAAGATGCGCTAAAGGAAATATAGTTTGCTTGTTTAGATCTACGTCTGAGATGTCTCCATAAGTAACAGAGTTTACATTTATGTCATCTATTAAAAGGTTTTCTATTAGATCTGTTACTACATAGAATCCTCTGGCTGCTATGTTACTCATTTAAACTTGTTTTTTATTTGTTTTGCTTCTAGATCCGCTTTTTCTTTCATATAGGATAATGCGTATAATGCTGTATGTATATTTAGTTTAGTGATATTTTCAAATCTTGTAATATCTCCTTGAGCGAGGCTGTGAACTGACGAGTACCAACCCCACTTTGATCCAAATTGAGATATTGCTGTAAAGCTATCTCCTCCTTGTTTTCCAAATAGTTCATCATAGTCATTGATAAGTCTATCCCTAAATGGTAAAAAAAAAGCACAGCACTTAGGGCTACATCCAAAGGCATTGCTTTCATATAGCTTGACTCTTTACCCTCATATTCTTGTATAGAGTATCTTTCTCCATATTTGTTTTTAATAGGTCTATAAAGCACTCCCATAGCCTTATCCATCATATTCCAGTCCGCCAAATAGTTATCTAGGTCTATGTACTCTCCAAAAGACATATCCTCTAAGTTAGGAATAAAACCATATTCTAACCCATCCATAAAGAAAGTTCTTTTAAGAGCTGGTTTCTCATTAAACATATCTGATAAAATAGAGCATATAGCATTAACGTCTGCTAGTTTTAGCTTCATTACGTCTGTAAGGTTTAACTCACAGAATATTTCTATCATTTTACTAGATAAGAACCTTTCATCTGTATTCTCGCTTTGTATCTTTAAATACTTTTGATACTGCCCTAGAGTTATCTCAGATAATTTATCAGGAACTGTAATATCTATCTTCATACTTATATAACGTATTTTTTGAATTATTTTTAAAAATAAAAAAAGGGTAGCAAAAAAGCTACCCCTTAACTAAAAACAATTAATCAAATATGAAACTAAGAGATTCCCATAGCTGAATCTGCAATCTTACATAGGACTAAAAATGCTACAGTACCTATAAGGGTTACCAAATGAAGGATAAAGTATTTTTTAAAGTATATCATAATTCAAGTTTTTCTATTATTGCCTGTTCTATATTAGAGTTAATCAAGTTCTTTAACTCTCTACCATCTTCTGTAGTAACACTTACTAAGAAGCAGTTGCCTTTATATCCTACTGAATAATCAGCAGCATCCTGTTCATACTCTATGTAGTATGTTCTATCGTTGTACATTAATTTTCTAGTGTCTAACATAATATTTATTTTTAGCTAATATACAACTATTTTATTAATTAACAAATTAAAATAACTTTTTTTATCTAATTGCATATTTCCCATAATTAGGTCTTGACAATACATTATAAGTAGCATACCTCAAAGAGTCGATAGCGTGATCATTTGCCGCTACTGGTTTATTAAGCAGCTTTCCTGTTCTATCTTCCTGCCACTTGTAATTTCTCATTTCTCTTATTAGATTGTTGCTATCAGGATCTAAAACTAGCTTATATCTTTTTAGCAAGTCAATTCCTGCTCTAATACTATCCTGCCCTTTAAGAGTTGGTCTTACCTTGTTGCCCATCCTCCTAAGCTCCTCAATTAAGCGAGGCTCTGCTGAATCTATATACAGGTAGTCTTGCAGGTTTTGCTCCTGTAGGAATTTATGAATGTCTGCTGTGGTCATCATTGTTCTGTATAGCAGCTCTCTACAATAGAGCGTGTAATCTTTCTTGTAAACCTCCACTAAGCTGCTAGGATCTACAGAGTATCCTATGTCCATACCATATCCTACAAGCTCTGCATCTTCAGGTCGCTTACCTTCTGTAAAAGTAAATATAGTTGCTTTGCTTATTCCTCTAAGCCCTAGTCCATAGATTTGCCAGTACTGCTCGTCTGTTTCTTTTAGCCTCTCAATTTCTTCTACTAGCGTAGGCTCTAAGAAAGGGTTATCTTTGTAAGTTGTTATGAAGAAATCACAATCCTCTCTAGTTAGTATTTTATCGTATATGAAGTGATACTCATCTGAAGGGTTAAAGTCTATTATTATCCTACCTTCTGTTCTAAATAGCAGCTGATTCCATTGCTCATAGGTTAACTCGTTTGCCTCATTACAGAACAGCAAATCTCTTTTCCTACCTCTCACTTTCTGAGGCTGATCTAAAGAAATAAACTCTATTAAGTTTCCGCACAAATTGTACTCAGAGTTTGTCTTGTTGTGATACTGCTCGCTGTAGATGTTATGCTTCTTTAGTATTTCAAAGAAGTCTCTCATAACTGTAGCTCTAAGAGCTGGAAAAGTATTCCTACATATTGTAACAGTTTTGTTTGTGTTTTGCTGACAGTAGTCTAAGATAATCCATAAAAGTATATTGTAGGTCTTACCAGACCTTGTACCCCCCTGATGCGCTATTATCTTTTTAGTAGCAATCTGTAGAGAGTGAAATACCTTATTAGTCTTTATCTTCAAATCTGTTGACAATCTCTACCTCTATTTTAGCAGGCATACCATCTGCTCCTGTTATCTCTTGTCTTTCTACATAATCTCGCTTCTTACCCTTAGTTCTTAGGTAGAATAATATCTCGTTGGTCTTACCTTTTTTTATGTTTTCTAGAAGCTTGCTTTCTGCTAGATCTATTAAGCCTTCTTGAATACTATCTATCTCATCTGCAAAATCCTCATCTGTGTTCTTCCAGTTGTAGTACGTTTTTCTAGCTATTCCTGCTGCCTCACAAGCTTCCTTTACATTTCCTAGCTTTGCTGCAAAGGCATCTAAAAACTTTTCTTTATCTCTCATTTGTGTGTAATTCGTGTACTTTCAAATTTAACTCTCTTGTAAACTCTTCTTTTATCTGTTCATACTCAGACTCTTCTTGAAGCTCTTTACTTTCTAAAATAATATTCTCTTCATACATTTCTCTTACCATATCACTAAGCTTCATAATATCTCCCTCGTTTAGGTAATCTACTTTCAGCTTAATGTATTCTTTTCTCATCTCTACTTTATCATATCTCTCGCTTATTAGGATATCATAGAGATAAGTTTCTAGCCTTTCATTGTATTTAAGATACATATCAAAGCTCTTTATTGAGTGTAATATTGTAGCGTGATTAAAACCCATTATTCTACCTATGTGAGAAGCTCCAAACTTATGGTATTTATGCAGCAAGTGTATATATAACCCTCTTGCTTCTACTACTTCTCTTTTTCTTGTTTTTGAATAAGGATCATATCCTGTTATTTTTTCTATTTCTGCTCTCAGTTTTATTTCTTTTCTCATAATATCCCTTCTAAATAATATTGATCTAAATCTACTCCCTGTAAAAAGAAAGTATCATATATTTTAATTGCCTCCTCTACTTTTGCTTTGCCGCTTTCATAGAACTCCTCTGAGCAATGATATATACCCACATCTAAACTCTTCTTGTCTATAGCTATAAAAGTAAAGTTATCGTGTGGCACGTCAAAGAGTTGACAGTATAAGTAGCATTGCATATCATAAGAGTATTTCTTAGCTGAGTACTTAAAGCTGTTCTTTAGGTCTGTAGTTGTTTTAAGGTCTACTATTCGATTCTTACCTAGTATATCTGCTTTGCCTCTAAATGGCATACCCATAACCTCTCCTATTGCTGGAACTTCAAACTCTGTATCTTGTAAGTATTGTAATGCTTTCTCGTTTCTTAGAAAGGCATCAGCTAATCTTTCAGCATCTCTTTTCTCTTTTTTAGTAAAGACTTTTCCGTGTTCTTCTAATGCTACCTTATAAGTCTTAGAGTTCTTACTTTCTACATCTACAAATACCTGCGAGTTAAATACATCAGGCTCTAATATAGCTGTATGAAATAACCAGCCATCTCTTAGAGCTTGACTTTCAGGATTACCATACTTAGTAACATTGTAATAAGTCTTAGGACTTGTAAGCAACAATTTTAATGAGGAGCTGCTTAGCGCTGCTTTAGACAAATATCCATAATAGAAACTGTCATCCTGCATTTTTTCTAACAGTTCTTTTTTATTGTGGCTTGTGCCATCTAGTAATGTTATCATAGTTTATTTTTTGAGTCAAATCCTACTGCTAGTCCTATAATAAAACAAAAGAAACCAAAGCCTAGAATTTTTATTAGTGTTATCATATTTCTTTAAGTTTTTCTTCTGCTTTTCTCGCTCTCATTATAGCTCTATTCTTATCCTGTCTATATTCTGAGACTATCTCTAGTAAGGTGTCACGCTCTTCCTTTAGCCTTAAATGGTAGAAAGCTATTTCATTCATAGAGCTTATAACTCTATCTAGCTCTTCATTACTTTTAATCTTAGACCATCTAAGCAATATTTCAGATATCAAGTTGAAGTTATTCATATACTTAATATCCTGTAGCGTATCAATTTTGAGATAGGTAGTTTCCTTTGAACTCCTATCAATTACTTTGTTTATCATAATTAAAGGTTTTTAACAAATATAAATAAAATATTTATAATTGCTATTTTTTTCTATAAATATCGTAGCAAACCGCTAGTCTTTGTTCTTCATTAGGGAACTCTGTTCTAACTGTAGGATTAGTTATACATCTGCTTACAAACTCTGCTTGCTTTTCTCCTGCTTTTGGTTTTGGTAGTGGCATAATTATTCATTTAATTGTATTATAGTAGCCTGTGACTCTTCTAATAAGTACACAGATTTATTCGCTCGCTTCTTAGTCCATAGAGTAGTATCAGGGCAATACATTTCTACAGGCTCAGGCATAGTAATTTCATTTAGCCAAAATAAGTAATTAGCTTTAGGATCATTGACAAAATATAGCTTTACCATATCGTGAGGCATATCCATTATCTTATCATACTTATACTTCTCTAGCATCTTAGTCTCATAGTACTTAGTTCTAAACTTCATTTCTATGCAGCACTCGTTTCCCTTAGGAGTTGCGCCCACAGCATCGTAATGCTCAAAACCTCCACCACACCACTCTAAATCCCATCCATCGAAATTAAGAAGCATAATAACTGCTTTCTCCCATTTATGTACATCACTAATTTGCATAAGGAAGATTGTATATCTCATTCAAATCCTCAATCCATCTCTTAATAGTTTTAGGATTACAAGTGCAAGGCTTATAATAGTTATGATTCATATACTCTGAATGAAGCTCACATATCATAAGAAACTCCTCATTAGTAATAGTATTTTTCTTTTTCTCTCTAAATTTTTCCCATTTAACTCTATCTTCCTCTACCATTTTTTCTGTTTATTTCAATTCGGTTTAATATATCTCTTCTAGCATCACAGCCGCAATCTTCAACTCCAAACCAGCCAGTTACTTTTTTTACTATCCATTTGATCCCTGTGTACTTAAATATTGTTTCTAATAAATCTCCTAATCTCATAATAATCTATCTTTTAAAATTTGCTTTACTTTCTTGTAAGTGTTATACAAAGAGTAATAACTTATACCTGTATTTCTTGACAACTCCGATACAGACATCTCTCCATCTAAAAGCTCAAATACTTTTCTATCATACCAGTACAAGTCCTCTAGTGTTTCCATTACATCTCTATGTAGCTCCTTGTGAGTTTTGTCTCCTATTGTATCCTCATCAGCTTCTAGCTCTAGCAAATAAAACTCTGCCTCATCTGTATAACTTACTCTTTTTTCTTTCCTCTTTAGATCTATAAATAACGTTCTGAGTATTTTATAAATATAGTAGTAGTTTACTGTCTCATCGTATTTTATATCTATTCCTGATTCGATTAATCCGTGTAATTTTATATACATTTCTTGAACTAAGTCCTCAGCTGTATCACTATTGCATCCAAAGGATTGTACTATCTCACACCATTGCTTGTGTTTCTTATATGCTTCGATTAATACATCCATTAAATTATAGTGATATGTATTCCAAATATTAAAAACATTATAGTAATCTGCTGAAAGAAATCTTCCTCATTTACCTCTTCAATGTTTGGATCTATCTTAGGATCATAATACAAAACTCCAGCACTAAAACCATAAATAGGAATAATCTGTATTGTAACCTGTTTATCTCCAAAGAAGAAATGTATCATATTTGCCCTATTGTTTTGTGTAACATATTTTCTCCATTAATAGTAAAGCCTACATTGTTAGGAACTGAGCGCAACATTATAGGACTGTCGATACTAGTAGGTCTACCATTTGTATCCATATCTTTAATCTTTCTTACGTGAACCATAGAATACATCCAGTCAGTAGGATGCTGTGTATATCTGTGCATTACTAAAAAAGAATCTGATCGGTTTATATGCTTACCCCCACCTTCAGCATCACTACCAAAAGGAGCAATAGGATGCCCTGCATATTCGTGAGTAGATGGATGCAACTTTCTTAAAGCCTCAGTAGCAGCGTGCATACATAATAAAATTGTTATATCATTAGTTTTGCAAAATACTCTAAAAGCCGAACTAGCCTCGTAGTCGTAATCGTGTTTGCTTATACCTCTAAGCTGTGATTTATCTATCATTAATGAGTTGTAAGGATCTATCATAAATCCGTGATAATCCCATCCTTTCTTTATGCTTTCTCCTAAATTCAGCAATTCCCTATAAGTATATAACGTATTTGGATCTATAATTTTAAAATAATCATTAATCCATCTAGTTTTCTCCTCAAAGATATCCTGCTCAATTTTGTTAATTGGCAAGCCTGTAAGAAACTCTACCAGCTTCCTGATTATAGTGTAAGCCTCATTCTCACTTGAATATATTAGCCATCTTAAACTGTGCTTAACTGTGTAAAGAAGCATAATATACAAAAGAGTAGTAGTCTTTCCTGTGTTAGAATGTCCTAGAATAATATTATACTGTCCTAGCGAGAGTTTAAAGTATTCGTCAAAATCTGGTATTCCTAGAGTGAATGCTTGTCTTACTTCCCCTTTGCGAATCTTATTTAGTTTATCAATTTGGTCTTGTATGTTTAAAATCATAATACTAAGTTATATAAAAAAAATTAATCAAAAAAAAAGGGGCTAAAAGCCCCCTTCTCTAAAATGGTAAATCTGCTGTTCTATCAGGGGAATGCTCCGCTGACGTTACTTCCTTCTCTTTCTTCCAAGTGTTTACCTCTGCATATAATTTACCACTATTCCCTTTCTTGATATCGATGTTTAATCGACCCTCATTAGCAGCTGCTATGTCTTTGAATTTAACCATAGTTTTAGCAAACTGTTCTAAGTTAACTGATATCCTCATTGGTAACCAGTCCCTATCTGTTTCAAAAGCGAACATTCCATCCGCAAATAATTTTTCTGTTTTATCCATTGTAAACGTAATTTTCAAATATTCTAGCTGTTTCTATAATCTGTTTCTCATCCCAGTTGCCACCTCTTGAAAATAAGTCAGTAGCTCTGTTTAATGAACTTTGTCTAATAATATACTTCTGTACATCATCTTTAGGAGTGTTGCTCGTATTTTGTGCAGGCTGCTCATAAATTAGCTTTCCTGTTTCATACTCCTCATTTTTTTCATAAGAGACTACATCTCCTACTTTCTTTTTAAACTCTCCTACTGCTAAGAATCCTAAAGAGTCTCCATTAGCAAAAGAAACTTGAAACTTGTTGAAGGTACGCTGACCATTGCTCCAAGTGCCTTTTGGCTCTACACTTGTAATTTTACTTTGCATAATAATTGTTTTGATTAATTTCTAACTTTGCCTCTAACTCGGCAACTTTGTTTTCTAGTGCTTCAACTCTAGCTACATAAAGTCTTAGCAAATCTTCAGTGTAAGTCATTGCAAATAACTTTAAAGTTTGATCTGCTTTCTAACTCTTTTTTGCAAGCTTTGCGATAAGCGTCTAGTAATTCAGGATTTTGTACAGCATCCAGCAACTGTTCATTAGTGTAATATTTAATATTCATAATACTTAGTTTTCAACAAATATAAATAAATATTTTATAAAACAAAAAAAAGGAGCAAAAAAATTAATTCTTACCCCTCTTTTAACAAGTATTATGATAAACTTACAGCAAATATAAGTATTATCAGGTTATTTCAAAACCTTTTTGAGTTCTTTTTCATAGTGCCTTACCATATCTTCTAGCTCATCTATAGAAAACTTTACTGTAGTTTTACTAAGCATATACATTTTTTCAGCTGTTTCTTTTCCTAATCTCTTTCCAAACTCATACTGCATCCCTTGCTTCATAACATTACAACCATAGCATTGAGGTCTACAGTTATCTTCACTCCATCTACTAGCATAATTTTTTCTACTCATAAAGTGTCCATTTTGTATTTTTTTAACAGGATATTCCCTATCACAAGTGAAACACTTTACAACTCCCTGCTTATTAGCATATTTATTTCTAATATACAAAGAGAAAACAGCATCTAGCTTTTTAACTAGTTTTGACCTAATAGGCTTTTTAGCCATTTGTTAAATCCTTTTCATTCATATGAGCCTCTAAGATATAACCATCTATCGGACTAATGCTAGCTATAGCTTTGTAAATCTTTTTACTAATTCCTTTTACTTCTGCTTTTTCTTTTTTAGAAGATTCGATTCCTAGATTTGTATACATATTGCTATCCATTTCTAGTAAAGCATCTACTTTCCTCTTAACACTCCAAGTCTTATAACCACTAATCTTTCTAATTTTTTCTAAAATTTCCATATCTTTTTCTTGCAAGTTATAAAAATTATTTGTTTTTTTTTACTATTAGCTACTTCTTAGCTATATACTCTTAGCTACATAGAATAACTAAATACACTAGCTACTCTAAGAATAGCTACTCTAAGAGTAACTTGTTTATAATTAAAATAAGCCTTTCTAAGAGTTAATAAGTTTGCTGTTGGTATATTACCACCATAAAAGACTAAAAGTCGCTCTAAGAGGCTATAAAGTGTCTTATTTGTGATGTTTGTTTCCTAGTATCTTCTCAGCTCCTCTGCTTCCAAAATATCCTATAAATACAATTTGCAACAATTCTTTGACTATTTCTAACTCGCTAAGTTGCAGTCCCCAGCCTACAACAAAAGCAATAGTTAAAAAAGCTAATGTTAATGGTCTAACATTTTGAGCAAGCCAGCTAGAGCTTCTAGAATCTGCTACCCATCTTCTTGTAATGCCATCTATTTCTGCTCGCTCTATTCTTAGTTTCTCAAGAGCCACATCTTTATCCTCAGCAGACATATCTGAGCCACCTATAATAGCCTCTATAACAGAACCTACTGGAGTATCTTCTGCTATCTTACTAACTACATTAGGAATTTTTTTTAAAAGAAATTGCCCTACTGCTGTATCTTTAAACTTCTTTTTCTCCATAAGGCTGGTAGTGTGTTTGATTGTTGATCTTAACAGCTCTTAGAACTCTTCCTCTGTTCTCTCTATCTGTAAAGTAAGCTATATGTATCCAGTCAGGATTCTTATCATTACCAAACTCCCATATTAAAGTATCAAACTCTAAATTGTCTTTTATGTATTTAAACATTTGCCCATTCTTTTTATGCCCATAGGTGTCATCTATATCGATAGCGCACCCACTCATATGAGCAGAGTTCTTAGCACCAAATACGCTGTTCAATGCTTTACTTCTAAAAAAGCTTGTGATCTTTATAGCTCCTCCTACCCACTCTCTGAGAGGCTCAAAAACAGCTTCTGCTAAAGCTTGCATATTCTCTAGCTGCTCAGCATTAGGCTTATTCTCAATATTTAACCTTGTAGCTGTATTTGAATAAGTAGCCTCTTTGTAAGAAATATGCTCACTTATTTTCTTCATTCTTTCTTCCTTTTCGTGACTTACCAGCTACTGCTTTAGGTACATCTCCTAACTGGTTACCTACTTCTTTGATAGCTTTAGATACATCTTTAAGCTCCTCTCCTACTCTATCAACTCTGTAGCTTACCTCGTCTTTAAGGTCTGAAAATTTTTCTTCTAAGATATCTGGGATCATATTGTTATTGTCATCTCTAGTCATCCCTTTTTTTGTTAGCCAAATAGCAGCTATGTTAGTTATTATAGCTAAAATTAAAACTGCTAATACAATGTAAATTATTTCCATATTATTTTTTTTTCTGAATCCACTCTAAATCTTTCATAAAATCTCGCATCTCAAGCTTCATAGATTTAACTTCCTCCTCTAAAGCTCTTTGATTTTTCCAAGTGTACTCTTTTTGGTTATACTTTAATTTATTAACTTCCTCTTCTAATATAGTAATTTTATTTGAAAGAGTATAATATGATCCTACAATGGAAGCAAACATTGCTAAGATTGTAATGATCTGTGTAATACTGATACTAACATCAGCCTTCTTGTCTCCATTTAGATCTATATTCATTGTCTTAGTTTCTTAGTGATTTGGATTATTGTATATAGGATAGCCAATACTAGAGAAATAGTCTGTAGTATAGGATTTACCTCTGTTATTGATATTGCCAATGCTATAGCGTTAGTTAAATATATTTTTAAATCAGTCATCTTGTTCAGCTATTAAATCCCAAGTTTGCGTCTCTTCATTCCACTCGTATAATTGTCCATCTGTTGGATATGGTATTGGCGATTTCCAATCAAAGTTTTCGTCTAATGTCCAAGAATTAAATGGCTGTGGCGAGATAAAAACATCGTTTGTTTCATCGTAAGTGTAACCAATTCCAGCATATTGTTTTCTGAAATTTCCATTATAAGAAGTTTGAACCCAAGTTGCACTTCCCAATAATTCATTTAAAAACACTTTTCCTTTTTGTTCGGATTCAGTTCCATCTGTTTCAAGAAGTACTTCATTGTTTACAACAATCACTTCAGTCACAATATTATTTTTGTCAAGTTTTGCAAAGTGTGCCATAATTAATGAGTATAAGAACCGCTTCCAGTGAATGTTAAAATTGTATTATCTTCAAAAGTTGTAACTGTTGGACTTCCAGTTGTTGTTCCCGAATATTGTGAAGTTGGTATGCTTAAAATAACAACACCTGAACCGCCCGAATAAGTTGTGACAGTTTGTGAATACATTGTTCCGCCTCCACCCCCTCCACGATTTGCAGGAGCGTTTGACCCACAAGCACCACCATCATAAGGGCAATAATTAGAACTTGAAGAACCAGCACCAAAATTTGATGGGCGGCTACTATAACCTGATCCACCTCCGCCATAAGCACCACCAGCATATCCTATTTCAGTACCAGTAATAGAAGAATATATTCCATCACCTCCAGCACCTACGCCCCCACCAGCCGAACTATATGAACCATTTCCTCCAGCAGCAGATGCACCAGCACCTCCTCCTCCGCCTACTTTTCTTCGGTAAGTTTGATAATTTGGATCTGGGGGAGTACCACCATTACCACCACTATAATTTGGGGAATCACCACCATATCTCCATTTTGGTGAAGATGGCGCACCATTTTGAGCAGCAGTACCAGCGTTTGCAGTCACATTTAAACCAGTTCCAATTAAACTTGAATAAGTTCCATTGCTTCCATTTCCAGAACCTCCACCTCCGACTGTTATTGTGTAAGTTACTCCTTCAGTAAAAGTGAATCCTTCAGCAGAAACCTTAGCATCTCCGCCTCCGCCTCCACCACTTCCATAATCATTGTAAGCAGATGCACCAGCACCTCCACCGCCAACTACGAGATAAGATGTAATACCTGCAACACCGCCAGCAATACCTCCAAATTGTAAACTTTGACCAAACATATTAAGCCGCTATTTGTGAAATTGAATACCAAAACTCTGTTGCACTAACGCAAATAATCTGAATAAAGTTCTTTGTTGAAGAAGTGTCATCGTATTCCCCAGCTATTAAATTAAAAGTGCCTGATGCTCCTCCTACTGTAAAACTAAGAGTAGAAGTGCTACCTCCTCCTGTCAACACTAAACATTTTGTCATCCCTATTTTAGGATTTGTAATATTTAGGGTAGTGTTTTGGTTTGGTGTTAATGTAAATATCTGAGCGGCATCGAAATCAATATCAACAGTTGCAGCAGCTGTCAAAGAAGATGAAGTAGAAAATTCTGCATCTATTTTTTCATACGAAACAGAGTCATCTGCTAATACTGAATTTGTTACTTTAGTTATTGCCATAATTATTTATTTATTCTGTTATTAATTTTGTTAAGGCTAATCATTCATTTTTATATCACTCTTGAAATGTGAATATCATCCCATCCCTGTCCGTTATATGCTGCATTTGTCCAAGTTGCACCATAATCTTGCGAAACCGCTATATAACTACCATTTGTTTGGGTTGATGCAATTTGGTATTGACCTGTCGCTGACACAAAACATCTATCATAAGCTTGTGAAGTGTGTTTTTGTGAAAAAGAAGAACCATAATTTGACGAAACAAAAATATACCCACCATTTTTTGCGTATGTAACATATTGTCCATCCGCAGAAATTCCAACTGCGCTCGGTGTCCCAGAATTTATTGTTGAAAAAGATGAACCGCTATTTGTTGAAAATATTGTGTTCCAACTTGTCCAATTACTCGCAATAACATATTGCCCATTATCGGAAACTGCTGCACTCCCCCAAGTAGCTGAAGGTAAACCAGAATAAATATCTTGATTTGTCCAAGCATCTGAAGTTTTCCAAAGTGAATTTGATGCACGACCAGCAATTTGATATAGTCCGTCAGTTCCCATATTAGCACTCCTAAAATCTGAAAAACTTAACACGCTAAAACTTGAACCATAATTTGTTGAATAATAAATCCCACCTGTTGAAGAAGCAAGCATATATTGACCAGTTGCAGATATTACAATATTGTTCCAAGCCTTAACTGGTGATCCACTTACTGTATTAAAACTACCTCCATTTGCTGATAATTTTAATACTCCAGAAGATTGACCATACATAATGTATTGACCATCGCCACTTATTCCGACCGCAGTAGAATATATTACCCCTGTTTTATTAGTAAAAGTAGCCCCATAATCATCTGAATATTTCAATGATGCGCCATTTTGAACCGCTACGATGTATTTACCATCGTCACCACCACCGCCACCAGCTTGATCAATAAGTCTTTTATTTAATCCCATTCTTATAAGTTTGGAAGTTCGTAATCAATTACACTTGCCTTTGTTGTTAAAGCATTTATTTCTGCCTCCTTATCATTTGCTTCATTTCTTAAATTAGCTCTTTCATATTTAATTGAATCAGGAGTAACAACACCTGTTTCAGACTCTCTAATAATATACCAGTCAGTTACTGCAAGTTTTGAATTGTAGATTGATTTAAGGTTTTCAATCTTTTGTTCTTTTAATTCAGCAATAGTCTGGGTATATGTTCTCGACTCAACTGGGTATGTAAATACTTCAGCATCTGCATCAAAATATATGTCTCCAAGTTTTTCAGATTGTTTTGTATTTGGAGTTACAACATCGTAAAAACCAATGCTCTTTAACTCTTGTTCGCTCATATAATTTACTCCAAGAATATTACCCCAAGTTTTGGGAACTGAGCTGTAGATTTTGATTTTTCCGTTTATATTTATTCCTTTCATTGTTTATTTTTTTAAGATGGATCAGTATCACTTGTGTATGTAGCAACAGAATAAATCAATATTGCATCTGAATCATTATCATCAATACATACAACTTGAATATGATTTGAAGCAGTACCATCGTAAACACCGCTTCCAGCCTGATTTATTGTAGAAGTTGTAAAGTCATCAGCCATTGTAATGGTTTGCGCACCAGTCACAAGAATGTCAATCACTTGCCCTTTTTTAAAGTTTTGCATATTTAAAGTAGTAGCTCCTGTCAAAGCAGAAGTTATTTCAAATATAGAATAAAGAGAAGTATCTAAATTAATTGTACCGCTTGTAGCTGTTATGTCTTGTTTATCCGTAAATCTTACTCCTAATTTATCATATGTAACAGAGTTATCCGATAAATGTACTGTGTCTATGCTTCCATCAACATACTGATCTGAATCAATAGAGTCAGCTGCCATCTTAGCATTTGTTATAGATCCATCAGCTACAGTAGTAAGAGCTACTGCCTTAACGTGAATCACTTCAATAGAGGCTCCTGTTGCAGGCGCTGTACTAAATGTTATAGTAGTTCCTGAAGTAGTATAGTTGCTTTTTGATTGATAAACTCCATCAATATAGATTTGAGTGTTATTTTCAATATCAATGGATTGTGAAGCTGTAAAGTTTACTGTAGTATTGTCTCCTGTAAAATTATCTACATAAATTGTAGCTCCACCGCCTCCAATAGCACCCCACTCTGTAGTATATCCTTCAAATTCATCAGTCTCTGTATTGTATCTAAACATACCAGCAGCAGGCACGCTAGGTCTTTCTGCTAGTA